AAAATACTAGAAGAAATGTTGCCACCAGACGAGGGACAATTAGATTACGAAGAAAATGTCCTAGTCGAAGATACAACCTCGGCTAATAATGTTATTGATTGGGACACTATTGAACAAAAGAAAAAAGATGAAGATTTAATAGCTAAACTACAAAAAACCCAAAAGGGTGACATCAAGCGTTCATTATATAACCTATCAGAAATTGTTAGTAACGACGAATTAACAAAAGGGCTATTTGCCTATAATGAACACAACAATCTAATATTTTTAACTAGAAATTTAGATTATTACAGACAAGGGTATGATTTAAATAGTGTAGATACCTATGTAGCTGTCCACATATCAAAAAAATATGGTTTAGATTTCAGTGCTAATTCTGTAAAATCGGCATATGTAAATGAAGCCTTCAAACATAGAACTAACCCACTAAAGGAGTATTTTAGAAAAGCGTTTAAGGAATATGACGGAAAACGAAGATTAGACCGTGTTTTTATTGATTATTTGGGGGCAGAAGATAATGAATTGACCGTTAAGATGACTAGGGCGTTCTTTGCTGGTCTAGTGCATAAAGTAAAAAACCCTAATGTTAAATTTGATCTTGTTCTGGATCTAGTGGGTGGTCAAGGGATAGGTAAAACCACAATGTTTGAAAAATTAGGAGGAGACTATTATACTGATTCTATTACGTCGTTTACTGACAAAGATAGTTTAATTGAGATGAGCAAAAACCTAATTGTTAACGATGACGAGATGGCTATTAGTGACAAAACAGATTTCTCAACACTAAAATCATTTATAACCAAACGTACTATGAATATTCGAGTTCCTTACGCTGAGACAAGTAAAGATTATCCAAAAGGGTTTGTTCTTGTACGTACAACCAACAATAATGAGTACTTGCGTGATAAAACAGGTAACCGTAGATTTATCACCATGTTAGTTGGTACAGAAAGTCGAACAAAAGCAATTAACGAGTTTACTGAAGAAATAGCGTTCCAAATATTAGGTGAAGCAATGCACGATTTCGGTCGATACGAGGATTACCCGGCTCATTTATTACCAACTCAAAGTGAAACAGAACAATTACAAAGAATGCACCAATACCAATCAATCGAAGAAGAACAGATAATAGAATACCTAGAGTCCAACCCACAATTAAAATGGGTTACTAGGAAATCATTAATGGAAAATGCACTAGGTGATACAAAAGCGTCTGTTAATTCAGGACTAGCTAATAAAGTTGGGTTCATAATGGCTTCATTATCTGGTTGGGATTACAAAAATCAGAAGATTAACGGCAAGTCGCAAAGAGGATATGAAAGGGTTGACGAATGATTAAAGACCTGGCACACTACTTTATCAATCAAGGAATACACGTGGTATCGCTTACACCTAAAAAGAAATATCCTAATTATAAAGGTTGGCAGACTAAACGTTTGACAATTGAGCAAGTAGATAGGGCATTAGATAGCGGTTACGGATTAGGGATTGTACCACACGGAGAGTTTGTTGTTGTTGATTTAGACGCAGACCATGAGGGTGGAGCTAATGGGGTTGAGAACTTTATTGCAAACTTTGATGACCACGCAACTATCACGGCTTATAAAGACAATTCCACTAACGAACATCGCTTTTATCAGAATACGTATGATTTAAATATTCGTAAGACTGGTGATAACGCTGTAATTGATGGTGTTGATATATTTAGTAAAGATAATCTAATCACAACGTTGCCATTTTATTATTTTGAAGATTTAGATTTAAACAAACCATTCATCGAACAATTATCACCCTCTCCAGAACGCTTTGAATTATTAAAGGCGTATGAAGACAAGCCGGTTGAAGTTCCTAAGTCAAACTTTACGAAACACAACATCGAGAATTACTTAAAGAAAGTGCCACAGTTTGAGGTTGGTGGTCGTTCGGCTAGTTATCGAAAACTTATCTATACAATGGTCGTTCGTCGTGGTATGGTATATGAGGACGCAAGAGACGCCATTATAAAGTGGGACGCTGACGGTATTAATTATCAAGAAGAAGAACCAACACAGTTTTATCACTCAATCAGGAACCCACAATAGGAGTAATCATGAAAAAACTATTTTACGATATTGAAGTATTTGAGAAAATGAACCTAGTTGGTTTGTTAGATGAAGACGGAAAAGGGTACGTGATTGTAAATGCTCCTAATTTTACTCCTAACGTACTTGAAGTTGATGGAGTACAAATATACTTAAACGTTGGTAAAGTTCGCGATAGAGAAAATGAGAGCCTCCTAAGTGGTGATTATGTGTATGTTGGTTTCAATAACAAAGCATACGATAATTTTTTGATTGAGGATATACTACAAAATAGACCAACAAATTATATAAAATTGAAGTCAGACAGTATTATCAAAAAGCGTCCATCTCAATTTATCGACTTCCTAAACCTAGATACTAAAGAACAAATGCAACCCGGTTTTTCATTAAAGAAGTTCGAGTCAATGTCTGGTATGATGGTTGAGGAGAGTTCTATACCGTTTGATTATAAAGATGAGTTTACGATTGAACAGATACTCGAGGTTTGTCACTATAATATTCAAGATTTACGAGCCACAATCGAACTATATAAGACTAGAAAAGATTATTTTGATGGTAAAGAGCTTTTGGTTAAGGAATACGGCACATCTAAAACATCAATTAACTATTCTAATGGGTCAACTGCTGCTTCATACTTAATGGGTCGTGATAAACTAGAAAGCTTTGAACCAGAAGACCCTAATATTTACGGTGTGCCAACTGGGGTTAAGTTATTCTTAGAAAATGCTTTGAAAGTTAGTCCTGAAATATCACACTTAAAAACAAAAGCAGAACGTGAAAAGGCTATGCGTAAGGAATGGACTTCTCTTGTCATGGAGGCTCACGGTATGGTTTATACTTGGGGGTTTGGTGGTCTACACTCAGCTAAGGGTAGGATTGAAACAAACAAACGTGGTACTAAAAAGATTGTTTATAATGTGGTTGATGAGACTGATGTTCAACAATGGGATAGTGGTTCTCATTTCCCTAATATTATGCTACGAGACAATTTACTAGGACCAGTTACAAATAAGTTTAGAAATCTTGTCACAGAGCGTCTAAAAAATAAAGCGTTAGGTAATCCATTAGCCGGGACGCAAAAAATCATCATTAACTCAGTCTACGGCTTATTGCGTCTCCAATCATCAAAGTTATATAATCCAAAGTCTGCTATTCGTGTCAATGTTAGTGGTATGGTTGCTATTTATAATCTAGCCAATCAATTAGACCTAGTGGGAACTGTTTATCAAGTCAATACAGATGGTATCGCATTTAAACCTTATCCTGACGTTACACAAGATAAACTCGACATCATCAAACAACGATGGGAAGATGATTTTAAATTGCAATTAGAAGTATCATCGTTCAAACGCTTAATTCAACGAGATGTCAACAATTATATAGCAGTTAAACAAAACGACAAATTAAAGTTGAAAGGTGGCGCAGTAGGTCAAGCAAATGGGGTAGACGTAACCAAAGCCTCAAAACCAACTATCATCGATCATATGTTAGTTGAAAAATTAGTTTATAATCGACCATTTATTGCAACTGTACAAGATGGTGAGTTCAGAGACTACTGCTTTACTCTTAAATCTATGAAATCATCAACACAGACTGGTAAAATGGTAGACGAGAATGGTAAGGTGTTTGATAACGAAGTAAACCGAACTTATGCTACAAAATCTGGCGGTAAGGTTCTTAAGGAGAAAGTGGAAGACCTAGAAAATGCTAAGTTCCCAGATACGCCAGAACAAATGTCAATCGCCAACTATGAGTTACCAAAAGAAACACCGGCTGATTTAGATTATAGTTATTACATCGAATTAGCAGAAAAGAAGTTAGAAAGCTGGAAGAAAGTGTTGTAATACTTAAAATCATGTGCTACAATATATTTATCAGTTAAAAACAAGGAGAATATACATGACAAAAGGCAATTTTATTTTTTCACAAATTTCAAATGAAAACGGTCAAGACAAAATGGCTATGTACTTTGATGTTGATGGTGACGTTGTTGAAATTAAGATGGCAAACGCTGACTATATCGAAAATAAGCTTTCAGAATTTGGGGTTAAAGATTTAGAAGCTCTCGATGAACATTTAACAAAGAACCCAGAACAAGAAGTGTATGAATATGATTACACTGACAAAAAAGGTAAGCGTCACAATGGTTTCACATTAGACAAGCCATTTCCAACACCATCAGAGGCAAAGAAAGCAATTGTAGCTGGTAAGGTTAAGGAAGTCGTTGACAATGGTTCTAAAATTGCCGTTATTGTCGAATTAGAAAAAGGCGGAGAATTTACAGTCGTTCGTGGTTACTCAGTATTTGATGAAAAGAGCAAGCGAATGTTCGCACTTAAAGCTAAGAAAGATCGTTTGCTAGACATGTTAGGAGTTTCACAATTTAAGGAACTCGAGGGACAAGAAATTACATTCGTACGTCAAAAGGCTGGTTCAAACTTCTACTATGACGCTGAAAACGATGAGGAATAACATTAATGGCTGGCTTAACGGCTAGTCATTTTTACAAGGGAGGAATTAAAGTATGAAATTAACAGTCCTCGCAACCGGCTCATCGGGTAACGCTTCGATAGTAACTGGAGAGAATGAAACCATTGCATTAGACTTTGGTTTGTCGTTTAAAAAATGGCATACGTTATTAGAAAAATATGATTTAGAAGAACCTGACGAATTATTTATAACACACTCACACGGAGATCACGCAAATGAAAGTGGGTTATCTCGTTTAATTAAGGTTATACCAACAATCAAGATACATACTAACCGAGGAACGTTTGAAACAGCAGAATTTGAGGTTGAAGCATTCCTTGTGGCGCATGATGTTGAGTGTCATAGTTTCATTATTACAGAAAAGGCAACCAAAGAGAAATTAGTATACGCCACAGATGTCAACGGCTTATATGAAACATTTACTCGTGAAGAGATATTCGAACATGCTAAAGACGCTGATGTTTATGCTCTCGAAGCCAATTTTGACAATCGTTGGTTAAAGTTCCCTGAATATTTAGACCAAGTGGGATATAAGTATAATGTGTTTGCTAACATGGTTCGTCACACATCAAAACAAGAGAGTATCAAAACATTCTCGGCTTTAAAAAAATCATCATCTAAATATGTACCATTACACATGTCAAGTAGATTTTATAATTTTAGTTAGGAGGCAATACATGAAAACACCGAAATTTAATGGAAGTGCTATACCAGAAGATGTCCTAGACGCATTCTTCACATTCTTAAACCAAAACAACACAACCACTAAAAAGTTCTATGAAGTTGATGAGGACACTGGAGATAAAATTCAAGTACGAGAAGTAACCGAGACACGTCAGAACGATTTAAAGGCTACTCTCTCGTTGTTTGAAAAGATGTACCCAGACCACTTCGACAAGCTTACACAGGAACGTATTCTAAAAGCACAAAAGGACACCGGCTCATCAGACGCAGAAGAACTCGAAAAGAAAATCAAAGATGGGTTTGCAATTAAGTTAGGATAATGATATAATATACATAAGGTTTTGTTTGAAATTCCTGTGCGCATAAAAATCATTCCCCAGTATGGTATCTGGCTCCAACTCAACGAGACGAACAACCCGAGGACATCACCCCG